CTCGTGTATGTGCAGAAACATGGCATCTTGGGGGGGTACGTGTCGCCAACAGCCAACTTCGAAGGATACGACGGGAAGGCAATGACAATGGTGCATCTTGCTCTGATGTCTGCCACCGTACAGCGCACACGGCAGGTCACTGGCGAGGACGACCTGGCCGCGGAACTCGTGACCTACATCGACGACGGCGCCGCTGCCTTGGAACTCCCGGCGTCCCGCGCGGAGGCTCTGTTCACAGAGTTTATGGCGGCAGCCGAAGAAGTGTATGGCGCAGAGAAGTTCGTGCTCCACGCGATGAAGTGCTTGCCTAGCGACCGCATGTTTACGTTCTTGAACGAGGTGTATTACGGAGGCGCCCACGAGGTGTCAGCGACTAAGGCCGCGCTCAGAATTGCCTCGGAGCCTAAGCAGGAGCATGACTCGCTGCCTGACCGGATCATGACCTTGTCGTCGGGGACCCAGGGGGCGGTTCAGGCGGGGTTGCCGAACGTCGTGGCCGGCGTGTTCTGCTACTTCCTGGCTGCGATGGAGCTTTTGGCCTGGGCAGAGTCCCCTGCGAAGATGCTTGGTGCGTCCCCCGTCGCAGTTGGGCTAATGCTGGCATCCCCTGCAGCCTACTACGGGCTGGCAGTCCCGTCGCCCAGAGGCTTCGACAAGACGGGGAAAGGCGCCTCAATTTCGGAGGGGATCGCAGCCATGCAGTCGTTCGCACTTGCTTACCCGAGCCTAGTCGGCGTTGTCGTCAAGAGACTCCGCACGCCATTGCCTGAGAGGTCCACCGTCGCCATTCTCAGGAACCCAACAGGGACCTCGGGTCTCTCAGAACTCCGCACCAACCGCGTGTCGGCCGCACTAGCGGCAGCCGCACCTGCAATTGCCGTGAACCCTGTGGCTAAGCAAGTGATGGCTCCTCTAGCGACGTTTGACGCCGCGGCCTACTCACGTGCACTGTTCGGAGACCTGACGACAATCTCGGCAGTGGCAATCCAGATGGCCTGGAAGGCTTGTCCAATGGCCAACGCGGAGGCCTGGCTAGCAAAGTTCCGATCTAGCAAGACAGTGGCCGACATGATTGGGCGAAATGTGTTGCGCGGAATCATGCGGGCCCAGAGAGAGGACGCCCAGCGCGCCTTCGCAGCGGCGTTGGCAATTAGGTAAAAGAGTACTAGCAAGCGGAGAAGAGATGCTATCTCCGCAACCATTACAAAAACGCGAGCCGGGG